GCATACATCGACCGCTGCAAACGCGAAGGAGCCAAGGCGGGCGCACAAGCATTTAAGATCAAGCAGTCGCAGGACCTTGGAGCATCCTCCTATTGGCCTGACCTGACCATTGCCCGTGAAAGCTGCAAGGAGTTCAAAGAGGCATTCGCTTTGCCATGCCGGCCACGGTGCCTGTTTATCGAAATGAAGCAAACAGACGGCGCGGTTTACATGAAACGCGAACATGGCTTGTATGCAAATGAACGCCTCCAAGGGCAAGCCGCCATCCTTGCCCAACTCAATGCCAACGGTAACTTTGGAGGCTTCGCCCTAGGCCACTTGGAAGCCACCATGCTTATCGATGCGTACTTTGCGGGCAAGGGCTTGGATCAACTCGAAGTGCTGCCATACGCGATACCAAGCGGCAACATTTGGCGGATCAAGGTCAAGGACGCGAAACCATTCTAAGGACGTATTGGCAAACGCGACAAGAAGCACTATCTTTGTAGGGCAACAACAACGAAAAAGGCAATGAGAATGGCAGCGCGTACGGACAATCAGCTATCCTTGGATTTCACAACCCCAAGGAAATCACCATTACTGGATTGGATTGCATTTCGTGCCTACCTCAAAAGCCCGCATATTGACCCGTCCTCCAAGAAACCATCCGGGCGCATATTTTTGCAGGAGCATGAAAGAAACGCCCGTTCCTACGGTGCCCGCTATTTATCCTCATTCATGGATGTCCAATCAGCCGAAGAAGTGGCCGTGGATATCATGCACGATGCGTCTCAGGAAATGGAGCGGACACTAAAGCGCAACGGCCCGCTCAAAAGTGGCCGCAACTTCTACGGATACTTCAACAGCCTTGTGTTGTCGAGGATCATTGACCGCTCCCGTAGGTTGAAGGCAAGACAAGCCGCCCTTGCTGAATCACCCGGGGAAATCGATTGGGCCAAAGACAAGACCAACCAGGCGGATGAATTCGACGAAACCCAGGAAACCACTTGGGACGCAGCGGACATCGAGCGGATCACCAAATTCATTACCAGCAAGCACAAAGCTTTCCACGCCCTTGTCCTGCTTTCACTCGCCGAATCAAAGGAGCACCGGAAGGCGTTCCGAGTCGAATCCGAGCGGCTAAACCTAACCATCCCAGCGGCCAAGAAAAAGTGCCGCGCAATCATTGCAGAAATGAAAGAGCACCTGATGGGCCCACCACCGCTCAGGTTCGACGACCACGACCACAGCCACTACATGCTGCAACCCATACAGCATGGAAAGGCGTATGCCTACATTGTGACTTACCACCACCACGACGGAAGCAAAACCTACATTGACAAGCAGGGCCAACCCAGCAGCCATTCCAGCATCATCCCTTCCAAGCAATCCGCCATCAAGGCGATGCGCAAACACCAAAGGACATGAGCGACATCCTGATCATCGCCGCAATCACCGCCCTATGCACCCAAGCATATACATGGGCGTTTCCATTGCTGGACAAAATCAGGGAGTTCCTTGATCCTTGGGCGGACTTGCCAATCAAGGCGACCATGGCCGACTACCTTCGATACGGCGTTTGGAAACTGACTACCTGCTCGCTTTGTATTGGCTTTTGGTCAGGGCTTGTCACTGGCTGCATTCTCCTTGGATGGAGGGGGATACTTGTGGCGGTCTGCTCATCGGTGATGGCGGAGGTACTGGATAGGGTGGCGAACAAATAGCGCGTTCGTTTTCTTCCCAAACAATTCACCTATGGGAAGGTACTCAGTAGATCAACTTAAAGCGCACGTCGAAGCAAAAGCGGCGGGCGATCCAAAGCAAATCGCCGAAACAGGCATCGAACTAATCAATGCAGCCCTTCACGGCGGCAAGTTGGATGCAGGGCAGTTTCCGCCACTGTTTAAGGCAGTTCATGGCGAGAAGCTGAAAGCGCCAAAGATTGCACGGTGCCAACAGTGCGCCAATAGGGAAGCTGGCAAGCTTCGCAACGTAAAAGCTCAACACGAAAAAACTCTGCTTGATTTTGCGGCTCAGTCAGTCAAAACAGTAGAGGCAGCAGTACCACCACCACTACCAGCAGAGCCACAAGGTGAACCACAGGAGCAACACCCCCCCAAGGAACAGACTCAAGCCCCACAGGTTGAGCAACGCGCAGCAGCCACCCCAGCCATTCAAGACACAGGCTTGATACCCAAGGTTGGAAAGTTCGAACAGGGACAGCGGTTTGCAACCCTTGGCGAACAGCCCTCGACCATAGTGGGCTTTTCCACAAATAAGAGAAAGGTCGTCCTTCTCAAAGCGGACGGCAGCACCATTGAGATCACCTTGGAGCACTTCAAGGAAACGTACAAAGCAGCATGATTCGAATTACAGACACAGGGACAGGCGCGGTCCGCCTCACCACCCAACCCGTTGCGGGAATCTACCCCAAGGGTTCAATTGACATCTCCATCCAAAAAGGAGAAGGGGATGTTGATATCGCACGCAGCGAAAGCACTCCCTACGTTGCAGCCAATGACCGCGTGATCATCAAGCGCCGGGGCATTCAAGTTGCCGGGGGAAGGGCAAGCGAATTTGAAGATTCCACTGGAACCGCGTACGCAAGTGCAACAGCAATGAAAGCCGCTTTGGATGCTTTTTTTTTTCAGGACGTGACCTGTAACGCGACACCCCTCACCCCTACGCAGCTGATCGCAGAGGATACAGATGCTACCTTGAGTCCTTGCACCAATTACTCCACGGAGTTCATTGGCGGCGATGGCCTGACCCACACGATTTTCTATTACGGTGCCTTCAATGGCAAGTTTCCCGGATTCTGCCTCATGGTGCATGCCAACGGCGAAGCCTACAACGTGTCCTGCATTCCCCAGCCAGCGGGCACGTCGCCAATTGTGTACGCAGTGGACACCGTGGAGGTGTACAGTTGCCAAGACTTCCGGGGAAACAATGTCGCCGTATCCGGCTACTACATTGAAGCCCAAACACTGAATCCACTTTGGAAGTTCTGGTGGGGGGATTACCGCGTGCAGGGGAACGTGCTCACCAATAGTAGCGTGTCCTCGACAAGCGGATTACTCACAATCGAGCCGGGGGAGACGGCACAGACAAGTGTGTCGCGTTTCCTCCGGAACACCCTGACCAACACTTCCGTCGATGTGCAAAACGACCCGGTCAATGGGCGCGACGGCGTGATCACCATTGTCGGAAACACTTTCGAGCGTTGCCAAGTCAGCATCGGGCCCGGCAACGGGACATGGAAGAAATCCTCCAACGTGGAGATCATGGACTGCAACCTTACGGCAGCAAGCGCGGTCGCCTTGTCGTCTTTCTACAACCTCACCCTATCTGGCGTTATCGGCACGGAGTTCTCGATCAACCCTACCGATACTGAGTTGTCCATGACCGGGTGCAGGGGGACATCTTCCCAGATCATCTCCACGGGCACAGGTGCCATTGCGGAAAACGTGACCTTCCAAGGCGGCGCATTCATTGACACAGCCATTGAGGCGCATCCTCCTGTTGCAGGCCAAGTTACCTACACCTCATGCAAGGTGCAGGGATGGGCCAATGTGGTCCTTGACCCAAGCGTAAGCCACAAAGGCTTGCAACTGGACACAAAGATTGAAGGCGGGCGTACGGTTTACACGTCCAACCTGACCGTGACCAAGAACGCGAAAAATGCAGCCCACTTCTCCAGCAACAATTTGATCCTCGACCAACCGCAGGACCAATACGCGGGGGAAATCCTTTTCGATGGCCTTTCGAGCAACCCGATTGCGCATACGGGCATCACGACCATTACCCGGACAGTGCAGCCTGATTCGGGTAAGTCCGCATCCTTGCGCATCACGGCGGGCTTGAATGCCTCCAACTCAGCCCCCGCCTACTTCCGTATCTCGTTCGAAGGCGCGGTTACAGATCCGCCAACTGCCCACAGGGTGATCGGAACGGGAAGTTCCACACTGTCCAACCTCAACGCCCGCAGGCTGGGCAGCAGCTATCATTTGCTGTTGCGTACAGATATGCCAAGCCCCTATTGGGTATTGGAACGGACGGAGGTGTATAGCTAGCGCTTGCCCCGTGTATTTGCCAAAAACAGCCCTCCCGGCAAAAAGGAGGGCTGTTTTCGTTTTTGGCTTGGAGGTACTTTTTATGGCGATTAGAAATAACGGCTCTGACAGAACTGACAAGGTGACAGAATCTGTTAAAAAGCGTAAGGAAAGGATGCTCGATTGTGTCACTAGGCACTGGCCAAGCATTACCAACGCATGCGCGGAAGCCAAGCTAAGCAGAGAAACCTACTATCAATACTTGCGCACTGACAAGAACTTTGCCCGAGCAGTCAGGGACTTGGATGAAGGCTTGATCGACAAAGCAGAGTCAGTCATCGGAAAGCACCTTGAAAAGGAGGATGCTAAGGTGGCGATGTGGTTTTTGGAACACAGGGCCAAAAGTCGCGGCTACGGCGATAAACTGGAAGTGACAGGCCCCAACGAAGGCCCACTAGAAATCGTCATCCGTAAAACCATCGTAACGCGCAAGCAAACCAATGCCGACGATTGAAATCGATGTGCAGCTGTTTGAAGTGCAGGAGTACGTCTTTTTCGAATGCACCAAGAAGTTCTGCATTTACCCCAAGGGTGGGCGGGCCGGCATGACCCATGGCGCAGCGATTTGCATTTCGTTGCTGATGCTCCAGTCAGAAAAGCCAATTCGCGTATTGTGGGGCGATGTGCAGTCCAAGAACACTGAGCGCTACTTCGAGCAGTTCTTCATGCCGTTTTTGAAACAACTTCCTAAAACCCATTGGAAATACCGCAAGGGGATGAGCCGCGTCGAAATCGGTAACTCTTTCCTGGACTTCCGATTCATGGCCAACCCGCACTCATGGGAAGGCCAAGGCTATGAGTTGATCTACATCAACGAGGCGGGGATCGTATTGAAGAACTCCTACATCTGGGAGCAGGTCATATTGAAATCAATGCTCGACGCGGGCGACGATGCACGCTGTATCATTTCAGGCGTACCGAAAGGAACCGCCAACCACTTCGCCACGCTGATTGAAACAGCAAAACAGAAGATGATGGCCGGGGATAGCGATTGGGACTTCCGGGCGATCACCACCTATGACAACCCCACCATTCCCAAAAAGAAAATTGACAAAATGAGGGACGAAAACCCACAGATTGCGCGACAAGAAATCTACGGCGAAGTCCTTGGAGCCGAAGAGCACCCCTTCCAAGTCTTCCCGAATGATTGGGTAGCCCTTTCCATGCAGGATCATGCGCAGTACATCAAGGCGAATCCTGATTGGAAGAAGAACGCCCCCACGCGCTCTGCAATCGACCCTTCACTAGGAGGGGATGAATGCACCTTCTCATGGCTGTACGGTGTTGTTGTGGACTTCCTGAGCGCCTACACAGGCGATCAGGTAAACCAATCGCCCAAGGTGGCTAACAAGTTCTGGACAGAGCACCTGAGCCGCTGCAAAGGGCTGGAAGGGGCCAAGGCTTGTCCAATCCATATCGACTATCCCGGCATCGGGGAGGGCGTTTATTCACAAGTGGCAGCGTACAAACCTAAACATATCTCCAAGATGCTACCTACGGGGGCAGTGAACCGCCAAAACAAGGAGCGAACCTACACGATCAAGGATGCGAAGACATGGTGGGCCTGGACCTTGCGGGAAAAATTGGATCCGGCCAACCCTAACCGCGTCCTATTACCCAACGATCCAGTACTGCAAACCCAGCTCGCCAGCTACCGCTACGATGTAGGCGCGAATAACGTCATCAAGTTGTGGACAAAGGACAAACAGAAGGCGCTCTTGGGAGGAACCCAATCGCCTGACCGTGGCGATAACGTGATCTACTTGTGCGCAGACATCACCTATATGACCAAGGCAAGCGTGTACGTGCTGTAAAAAGCAAAAGGCAGGGTGTGCGCCCTGCCTTGCTGTTTGTGGTCCTAGGCTATCCTAGGCGGCTATCTGAGCCACAGGATGAGGCTTGAAGAATCGGGACAGGTAGTAGCTGATTTTGCGGGGAAAGCTAACCACAGCCCCATCGGAGCAAACATCTGTTACTTTCTCCATGTAGTACAGGCGAACTGAAAGCACCGTCTCTTGGCGCTCATTCAGATCAATTTTGTAGCACAACAGTGATTCTTTGCCGTTGCGGCAGGTGCCAAAGACCAAGGGCATTACGTGGCGGTCATTGCCATCGTATTTCAGGCGGATGGTGGAACCTGATTTGATTGCATTTAGGATGATTTTTTCCATGATGATCTTTATTGATGATGACCCTACAAAGATAGAGAGTAGTTGCGAGAAATGCAAGCGAATCCCCCATCGCATCCTTATTTGTTTTGCAAATCGCGCAACTATACCTTTGCAATATGAGAACACTGAAAGATCAATTAGCCGCCGCGCTCAAGGAGCGTTTGGAAGGCAAGCAGGTGAAAGCTACTGCCATCGAGGCGGGAGTGTCCGAGTTCGCGTTAACGCGATTGGCGAAGGGCAGACTGCCAAGTGTTGTGAACCTTTCCGACCAATTGGAGGCATTGGGTTTGGAAGTGACGGTCACGGTCAAGAAGTAGCCGCCACGTTACACAGTTCGGCCAAGTGAAAACCGCCCTGAGTAACGAATCCACCGCAGGAACACTGAATTTTTGATTACACAGTACAGTGCTTGGATAAGCTTCAATTCATACGGGAACATCTTCACGCCATGACCAACAGGCAGATTGCATCCGCTTTAGGAATAGGCTGTGCAGCGGTGGCGGATATCATCCACCGTAACGGATTGGGGCGACATGCTGCAAGCTGGAAGGAATTCCCTTGGGCCCCCGAGCAAGTGGAGCTATTACGGGCTACTTACAAGCAAATGGGCGACCTTGAATTAGCCCGAACGCTTGGGTTTACTGGGAGAAACGCCCATAAAAGAGTCTGGAAGAAACGTTCCAATTTGGGCCTGATTCGCACAAAGGAAGAGGTGAAGGCGATCAGCAGGCGCAACACCGAGGCGGGATGTTTTGGCCCCGAATCAGGGGACAAGCATTTCAACTGGGCACCCATAGGCACAATGCGGATTTGGAAAGTAGGGGGGATTGGGGCGATTGTGATCAAAGTTCCCGAAGGTGAAGGCGACATGAACAAAGCAGACGGTGGCTCTTGGGACTATCTTTCGCGGCATGTCTGGAAGAAGCACCACGGAACTATCCCCGAGGGAATGATTGTGCGCTTTGCGGGCAAAAACAGGCTTGACCCAAGGGAGTACACGATTGACAACCTCAGAATGGTAAGCATGGCTGAAAATGCCTACATCAACAAAACCTCGCATTTGCCTGACGAAATCAGGAAGGCGCAAAAACTATTGAAGGAACTAAACAAGATGATTTATGAGTATGCTGAATGATTTAAGCGAACTTCTCTTGGACTCCATGAAGAGGCTCAGGGAAACTTCCAAGGGGGACCTCAAAGAGGAAATTGAACGCTCCCGCGCAACTGCCACAATTGCAAAGCAAATCGTGGACATTGAGCGCACGAAGGTTGAACAGGCAAAGCTTTTGATCAATGTCGGGCTACCTGCTCAGGTTGGAGATATTGTGATCCAAAAGGCCGATAAGGACGCACATCCTAAAATCTTAAAACCATGAAAGGAATACTTTTCCGCCCCGAGCTGGCGAACAAAATCAGGACGGGACACAAGACCCAAACCCGCCGCCCACTGCCTTGCAATGTGAAGGAGGGCGAAATCCTGTTTGTAAGGGAAGCAACGTGGGTGTATGGCACTTGGGGAATCTTTGGCAGTACCAAGGCCGGAAAGCCCAAGTTTCGCTTTGTCCCCGAACAAGGCGTGGCGGTCAGATACACTGATGAAGAAAAGCCCACACGCATCGCCAAGCGCAAGGAAGGCGAAACAGGCTACACCTTGCGCTCTCCCCTCCATTGCCGCGCCAAGGATGCCCGATTGTTTTTGAAGGTCACAGGCCGCAAGGACGAACCATTGCAGGGCATCACAGAGTTGGGCGCACAGATCGAAGGTATCGCAATCAGCATCGGCGAACATCCATCAGGACAGATTGGAATCACCTACATGAACTACCTCACTGGGAAGTATGAATTCGCGGGCGACGGATTCACGCCCCAAGATTCATTTCGCACCCTTTGGGATTCGATCAACAGCACCGACCCCGTGAAGACTTGGGACGCGAATCCTACCGTTGCGGTCATCACCTTTGAAATCACTGAAAACCCATTTAAGCCATGAGAAAGATTTATGAAGAAGAAGGGCCGCATATCGGCAACCTGATCAAAGTGAGAATCGAGGAATTGAACATGACCAGAGCAGAGTTTGCCCGCAGGATGGACATTTCATATTCCATGTCAACGCAGTTGTTGAATGCTCCAAACTGCTACACAGGCGTTCTTCGTAAGGCGTGCGAGGTATTGGAATACGATTTCTTTGCCCTGCTTTACGTGTCCCCAAACCGGACAAATGCACCTGTTACGGTGATTCAAATGGCGCTTAATAATGTCCAAGCATCAATAATTGAATTGAGCAACCTTATCAACAGCGCGAAATGAGTAAGCTACACAAATTCAATTACTACTTCTGCCAGTTCCTATTTTTCAGGGTTACGCGTGAAGTCAATCTTGATTCATCCATCACTCTTGCGTGGGGAATTATGTTTGTGCTGCCAATGACAGGGTGGGTTACGCCTTATGTCCCGAGCAAGCCAAAATTCATTCGTTTGCTGACTACAAAAGCAGGAAGGGAGTATAAGCCATGAGCCACAGCCCACAAGAAGACCCGATTCTCGATGCCATCCTGCAATTTGCGTCGGTCTGGAAAACCCAACGCGAGAACGCCGCCGCCTTCATCCAAAGCCTAAATGACCGCCGAATCCCTTTCGTGTATTCGGATGGGGTGGTATTGGTGGAGTCAAAAGCAACAAGGGAGGATGAGCGATGACAACCGAGGAACGCGAACAAATAGAAAAGGATATTGGGAATGGGCAATGGGGCGGGCGGTTTTGGTGGCGCACGGAGGACCCCACTGTGGATGAAATACTCAATGCGTATGGGCAAATCGAGAAAGGCGTAATGCTCCAAGGCGCGGCCCCAAAGTCGCGCATCCCCAAGACTACCCCATTGATTGAAGACGTACAGGAGGAAACACAATGAGCGGCATCGGTCTAGGCTTTCAATGCTACGTCTGTTTCGATACAGGGCGCATCCCCCACGGTGACTGCACAGGTTATTGTTGGTGCCAATCAGGTAGAGAAGTGTACGCGATTGACCAAAAGAGCGCCATGGATGGTAGCAGAGAATCAAAGCCAAAAAAGAGGAAAGTAAAACCATGAGAATCCAATTCACCGAGGCTACATTGTGGCCTACAATCACCATAGCCCTTGCACTAATGTTCCTACTGGCAACAGTCACAGGAGTCATCACCATAGGCACTAAACAGGCTACCGACCAAGCGGACTACGTGTGCCAACTTGAGCACCAATTGAACAGCATCAAGAATTCGCCACACTACTGCATCCCGGATTCGATTTGGAGACGGAACAAGGCGTATGGCTCCAAACTCCCTAGCGTGGAATGACCATCTTTGACCGCATCCAAAAGCATGTGCCCGAAGTTGGCGACGTGATAGAAGGCTACTACCGAGAGATTGGAGGTAGCCTATTTTGGTGCTCAATGCGCGGCGACGACTGGAAGTTATGCTACGGGGTAGTGACCGCCAAGGACAGCGATTCAATCACCGTAGAGGGCTACAAAGCACAATGGCAGGTATGCGGCCCATTCATCGGAAGCGTCTTGATCAACAACTCCGACATCATGCACAAAGGAGAGGCGCGTATCTGGCTTGTGCTTCCCTTGGGGATCAGCCGGAAAGGTTACTTTGTGAATCCGCCTGTTCCTGGACTTGCGGTTTTCTGCTCGCTTTGATTCGCATAAATCGCAACTACTACCTATCTTTGGGCTTCATTCATCATCAACCCCATCAGATTATGAGAAGCAACTACAAAGAGCGCAGGGAAGCCAAGGCCGACCGCGCCGCCGAACGGGCAGCAAAGGCCGAGAAAGAATCCCAAGCCCGCCACAAGGAGGCAGACAGGCAATCAGGGGCATTCTATGGCGGACAACCCATTTTGAAGGGTCACCACTCCGAAGGCCCCGCCCGTAGGCTGCAAGCTAAAATGCACAACAATGTCCGCAAGGGTATCGAAGCAAGCGAACGGGCGAACTACTGGCAGGAGCGGGCGGACAGATTTGAAAGAGAACCCTACGCGATTTCCTCAGACGATCCTGAAGCACTTGTGAAACTTCAAGAACGCCTTGAAAGCTTTCAGTGGAAGCAGGGCCAAATGAAGGAGGTCAATACCGCGTATCGCGCTTGGAAGAAAAAGGGCGATGCAGCCCTTGAGCAGTTCCCCGATCTAAGCACCAAAATGGTTCAACTGATCACCACTTGGCAACCACAGTATTCATGGGAGAAGGCCCCCTTCCTTAGCCATGACCTGAGCAGTATCAACGCCAAAATCAAAGGCGTTCAGGAGCGCATTGACCGAATTCAAGCCTTGAACAATCGCCCGGACAGGGAGTATAAAATCAACGAGATCAAAATCGTTGAGAACGCGACCGAGAACCGAGTGCAAATGTTCTTTGATGGCAAGCCTTCCGACGATACAATCACCAGATTGAAAAGGTACGGATTCAAGTACGCCGGAAGCCTTGGATGCTGGCAGCGTCAATATAGCGACGCGGCTATCTATTACGCCAAGGACATTGCAGAATCTCACAATCAGTAATTCACACACAGCAATATGCAAGAAGTACAACAAGTTTTGAATGATCTGACCATTGACGGCAAGATCGTAAGGCTCCCTGAAGGGCAGCTTGACCGGAAGCTTTACGAGGGCGTGAAGAAAGCTCTTGAAGGCATCGGGGGAAAGTGGAAGGGCGGCAAGACCCAAGGGTTTGAATTTGCGCACGACCCCTCGGAGCTCATCGGAAAGCTGCAAGGCGGCGACCGGGTAAACCTCAAAAAGGAATTCCAGTTTTTCCAAACCCCAAAAGCGGTCGCCACGACTCTTTGTCGGTTCGCAGAAGTGGAGAAGGCGAGCCGAATTTTGGAGCCATCAGCAGGGCAAGGCGCAATCGTTGACGCTATCCGATTGCTCAACCAATCAGCCCGTATTGACTGCTACGAACTCATGGAGCAGAATCAGGACATCCTTTCCAAACGGGTCCATTTAAACCTTGTGGGGGATGACTTCCTGAAAGCGCGACCCCAGCCCATCTACAATTGCATTGTCGCAAACCCACCGTTCACGAAGAATCAGGATATCGACCACGTGCGCCACATGCACGCCTTCCTTGCACCGGGCGGAAAGCTTTCGTCAGTCATGTCCAAGCACTTCACCTTCTCGGAAGGCAAAAAGGAAACAGAGTTTCGCGACTGGCTGGAAGAAGTTGGCGCGGACATCGTGACCCTGCCCGCTGGCACGTTCAAGGAATCCGGCACGATGATTGAAACGGTCATTGTGACGATCACGAAATAATTCCCATCTTTACAAAGCATTGGGTTTATAGTTCTACATTCAGCAAACGCCCGCCCTGTAAGGCGGGTTTCTTTTTGCCCGAGCAGCAAACAAAAAAAGGGCCACCTTTCGGCGACCCCTCCCATCATCAACAAGCTCCCCCATCATTATCCATCTGAGTACGTACCCAGCATACAATCAACAATCCTCAACATCATTTCCACGCCCTCGACTTCGATCATTTCGAAGACCTGCATGGCATCATCTACTGGCAGCAGGATCATTGACCTGATTTGCGCCTTTCCCGGCACCGTATTGTTGTTGTCGCTTGTACTGCATTCGATTTCCATGCTGCAAACCTACTACACAAGGCGCATCCAATGCAACCAAGGATGCGATGGCGCGTTTTCCCATCGATGGTACAGGTAAATATCAAGAACAAGGCGCACCCCTTTCCGGAAGGCTGGCAGGACTGCACAATTGAGCAGCTAATCAAGTGCGAGGATGCGCGGGCATCTTCTGTGAACCCACTGGCAAAGGCGATCACAATGTTATCCGCCTTGTCCAACATTCCGGAAAAGGAAATTAGGCGGGCAAGCGAGGACGAAATGATTGACATGCTCGACCGCTTGGAGTTCACCAAGGCCCTCCCAGAAGTCAAGGCAGACAAACGATCCATTGAGATCAATGGGCGATCCTACACCCCTCCTAAGGATATAGGGAAAGCTACCTTTGGTCAATACGCGGACTTTGAAATCATCGTGGCGCGTAACTTGGAAAACCCTTGGGGGGCCGTGCCTTTCGTGTTGGCGATTTACCTTGACGAAGAAGGAGCAGAGTACGACAGCGACCACATGTTGGAGCGGGCGGAGCTATTCAAGCAGGTCTCGGCGATTGAAGCTGTGCAGGTGGCCGCTTTTTTTTTGACCAGCGCCGAGCATTGCAGGATGCTTTCCGAGGCTTGTACGATTCAAATAGCAGCAGCGATGGCAAGTCACCTTACCTTACTCAATGGACACAAAACAACCCGTGGTTTTCAACGATTTATTTCTTGGCCGCGTGTGATACTCTCAAAATGCCTTTGGTGGAACACCAGGAATGCAGGCGCGTCCTTCATTTCCTCCACCAGTCGGGCGAAGAGCAGAAGGCCAGGGAAAAGGATGCTGAAATCCAAAAGCTAATGGACAAAATGAACAAATAGTCAGATGGCGACACTACTCAAACTCCGAGACTGGATCGAACGGGCTGCACGCGAAAGCACGAATTCGGTCAAATCGTTCGTCTCAGGCGAACAACTGGACATCACCAACGCCGAGCAGCACAAGGCAGTCCTTGTTTGGTTTGAACAACCCAACCAAATCAGGACCATATTCGACCCCCAGCCAGTAGAATCGATTTGGACGGTTCGGTTTCAAGTCCTTGACCAATGCAAGGAGCAGGACATCGACCGCGACAACATCCTATCAAAAACCGTAGCCATTGGCAACGCAATGATAGCATGGCTTGTGGCGCATCAGCACGACGACAACGCGCCTTTTAAGATCGTTGTAGGCTCACAGGTGGATTGCGCGACCTTGTGGCGCTCAGGTGCCGACAAATGGGCGGGGGCAAGGTTTGACCTATCCCTTCGCAGCAAGTTTTCCTCCGACGGCTGTGACGTGCAATGAGTGCGATTGAACAGGCATTGCAGAAAGCGGCGGATCTGCTCACCTTGGAAGTCAAGGCGCGTCTTGCGGCGGTTCAACTGGAAGGCTCAACCCTTCAGCAGTCGGTAGAATCCAAGCCGGCAAACCCGGACGCTGTGGATATCATCATGGAGAGGTATGCTGAATGGGTAATTTCAGGAAGGCGACCCTTTACCAAGAAAATACCCCTTGATGCTTTGTTGCAGTGGATCAAAAAAAAAGGGCTCGCGGCTCCGGGCATTTCCCAAACATCCCTTGGCTTTGCAATTCAAAACAGCATTTACAAGAAGGGCATCCGCGCTCGCGACTTCCTGACCCCGGCAGTTGAATCGGTGCTACCTGTGGCTGTTGACTTGCTGCTTGAGGCGATTTTCAAAGACCTGACCGAGATCATGCGCGACAACTCGACCGCCTGACCATCGCATCCTTAGTTGCGCGTTTCATTTCCGTCCACTACCTTCGCTTCATCATCCTCAGAGTGGACGCTGAGATCACACACAACCCGCCCTACTGGCCCTGCATACGTCCACAACAATGCAGGGAGGTGGGGCGGATCATTTTACAGGACAATGGAAGACTATCATCAGCCCCTTACTCCTGAGCAAATCAAAGACCTCGCAGTTGCGGCCAT